GCATCGCTCGCGCGACCGCAGGTCTGGAGGATGGAACGTGGCCGGTAAGGGACCGCCCCCGACGCCGACAGCCCTCAAGATGCTGCGGGGCAACCCCGGCAAGCGCAAGCTCAACACGGACGAGCCGCAATACGACCCAGCGCCGTCGCTCGACCCGCCTTCGACGCTGGCCGGCGTCGCGCGCGATACCTGGCTGGCGAACATCGGTGGGCTGCAGCACAACGGGCTGGCGACCATTCCGTTTTTGCAGGTGCTCGAGGTGTACTGCATCGCCCGCGCTGAGTACCTTGCCGCAGAGGCGCAGGTCAAGCGCGAGGGCACGGTCACGGCTGGCCGGCTCGGGACGCGCGTCGTCAACCCGCGCTGCAAAGTGCGCGACCATGCGCACAAACGGATGCTCGACGCGGCGCGTGAACTCGGCCTGACCCCGGCGGCGAGCAGTCGCATCAGCGCGAACCCAGCGAAGGGTGTCGCTCCGGCGCAGAGCAAACTGACGCGGATGCAGGCCGAGGGCGCGGCCGTCATCGGAAAGATCGGCTGAACCCGCCGGCAGGGAGCGCATGGCCTACGACCTGACAGCCTTCAACCGCGGATACCAGCGAGCCAAGCGCGCAGGCTGGGCGGATCGCATCGAGACGGAGGCGGACAAGCGCGCCGTCGCCGAGGGCTGCGCGTTCGTGCGCGAGGCTGGCGAGCGCGTCATCAAGTTCATGGCCGAGTGCTGCCGGCACACGAAGGGGCAGCGATTCTCAGGGTTGCCATTTATCCCATTGGAATGGCAGCGAGAGCGGCTCATTCTTCCGCTCTACGGATGGCTCCGGCCGGACTCAATTACACGATCCAACGGCACGACATTCCACCCGCGGCGGTTCCGGCGCGCGTCGATATGGGTGCCGAAGAAGAACGGGAAAACTGAGACGTCTTCCGCCCTTGGCCTCTTCGGTCTCGTGATGGATGGCGAGGATGGTGCGCATGTATTCTCCGCCGCATCTGACCGCACGCAGGCCAGCATCGGATTCGACGAGGCGGCGAACATGGTGGAGATGGACCCCGACCTCGCCGACAGTCTCGAAATCGTCCGGTCGCAGAAGCGACTTGTGTACCACGAGAAGTTTTCATACTGGCGTGTGCTCAGCGCCGATGCGTTCCGCTCCGAGGGCCTGGACGCGAGCCTCGTGCTGTTCGATGAGTTGCACGCGCAGAAGTTCCGCGTGCTGTGGGATGCGCTGCTCTACGCAGGCACCGCCCGCGACCAGCCGCTGCATATCACCATCAGCACGGCCGGCTCGAATCGTGAGTCCATCGGCTACGAGCAGTTTCAGATTGCCAAGTCGATCTTGGAGGGCAAGTCAGACGACCCAACATTCTTCGCGCTGATCTATGCCGCCGACGAAGCGGACGACTGGACGAAGCCCGAGACGTGGCGCAAGGCGAACCCGTCGCTGGGGGCGATCTTCAGCGAGTCGGACATGGCGGCGGAGTGCGAGCAGGCCAAGCGCAGCCCGGCCGATGAGTCAATCTTCCGCCGCTACCGGCTCAACCAGTGGGTGACGTCCGAGGTCAAGGCCATCCGCGAGGCCGACTGGAACGCCTGCCGCGTCGAAGGGCTGAACATCGCCGACTACAAGGGGCGGCGATGCTTCACTGGGATGGACCTCGCGACGACCAATGACATCGCGGCCATCGTCTACCTGTTCCCGGAAGCGGACGGGGCCTACACGATCTTCCCGTTCTTCTTCGTGCCGCGCGTGGGGGCTGAGGAACGCGAGCGGCGCGACATTGCGCCCTACACCGGATGGATTCGGGATGGTTACATGCTCGGCACCCCGGGGCGCACCATCCAGTTGCCCATGATCCGCCAGCGAATCTATGACGACCTTGACACCTACCAGTTCGCTCGCTGCGGCTACGACCCGTGGAACGCGAACGAGTCGGCGCTTGAAATGCAGGGGCGCGGCATCGAGATGGTCAGCATCCGGCAGGGTTACGGGTCGATGAGCGAGCCCAGCAAGCGGTTCGAGACGCTGGTGATTGAGGGCAAGTTGCGCCACGCCGGGAACCCCGTGATGGACTGGATGGTGGGCAACCTGATGTGGATGCAGGACGCGAAAGAGAACCGCTACCCGTGCAAGGAAGTTGACTCGCAGAAGATAGACGGGTGCGTGGCGGCCATCATGGCGCTGGCGGTGGCGATGCTCGACGAAGGACCGACTGACTCGATCTACGAGACGCAGGATCTACTGATCATCTGATGTTGCACCACAGAGAACGGAGTCTGATTAAAATGAGCGATGAATCCATGGAGCGGCCCATGCTGGCCCCTCGCCCCAAGTCGGCGTGGCGCAGCCTGGCCGAAGACGCTTTGGGCCTGGGCGGGCTGGCCGCGCTTGCGATCGGAGGCGCGATGATCTATACTCCTTTGGCCTACATCATCATCGGCCTCGGGGGACTGACGCTTTGCGTGAGTCTCTCCCGCCGCCCGTAGCAAGGATCACGCGATGGGCATTTTCAGCACCGCACTCGCCCCGATCCGCCAGCAGCGCAGCCTGGAGAACCCCCAAACGTCGCTGTCCAATCCCGACGACTGGCTGTACGAGGCGATGGGCGCCGGGTCGTCCGCCTCGGGAATCAAGGTGAATCGCAAGACGGCTCTCACCCATCCGCCGTTCTGGCGAGCCGTGACGCTCCGGGCGGACACCGTCGCCAAGGTGCCTGTCCACATCTACCGGCGCATCGAGATCGACGGTCGCGAAGGCAAGGAACGGTACCGCGAGCACGCAGCGCACCAGCTGCTGCGTTACAAAGCCAATCCCCACATGACCGCGTCGGTGTTCAAGAAGACGCTGCAAGGCAATCGCGACCTCAAGGGCAACGGCTACGCCTTCATCGACCGCGACGGCGCGGGGCGGCCGCTGGGTCTTTACCCACTGGACCCGGAGTCCACCTACCCGGTGCGGGTGAATGGCGTGCTGGGCTACCTCACGCGCGGCGCGGCTGGCAACCAAGTCGCGCTCCGCGCCGATCAGGTCTTTCATATCAAGGGGCTGGGTTGGGATGGGCTGGTCGGCTACCCGATCCTTGAGTACGCCCGCGACTCGATGGGCATGGGAATGGGGGTGCTCCAGTACCAGAGCAAGGCGTTCTGCAACGGCGTTCGCCCCTCGATCTCGGTGCAGTTCCCGCGCGAGGTGAAGTTGTCCACGGACGCCGCAGAGAAACTGCGCATCCAGTTGGAGCGGATCTACGGCGGCATCGAAAACACCGGCCGCGCGATCGTGATCGGCGACGGGGCTGAGGTCAAGCCGCTGTCCTTCAGCGCCAAGGACGCGCAGATGATCGAGAGCGCCCAGATGAGCGTCCGGGATGTGAGCAACTTCACCGGCGTTCCGCCCCACAAACTCGGCGACCAGACGCGCAACGCCTACAACTCGCTCGAACAGGAAAACCAGTCCTATCTCGACGACACCATGGAGCCGATTTTCGTCGATTGGGAGGATGAGGCTCGCGACAAGCTGCTCACCGAGGGGGAGAAGCGAACCGACACGGTCATTGTGGAGTTCCTTCGCGAGGCCCTGGTTCGCGCGGACCTTGCCGCGCGGGCGGCCTACTACGAGAAGTCGGTGGGCGGTCCGTGGGAAATTGCCGATGAGGCGCGTGCCCGGGAGAACAAGAACCCGCTTCCCAATGGGCAGGGCTCAAAGCTCAACCCGCCGCGCGGCACCGCCCTGCCGGGCGGATCGAATCAGGAGCCCAAGCCGGACGCCAAGCCTCCGGCCAAGAAGGGGTTGCCGGATGACAACCCCGATGAGCCTGACGAAGGTGGGCGGGCCGTGGACGCGCTGCATCGTTCGCT